TATGGTTACCCCTAGGAGGAGTTGACTAATGGGAAAACCAAAACTCCATAACCCAGTAGAACTGGGCAGTAATTACGGACATTTAAAATTGGGTCATGTTAATCTTAATAATACTTATGCAGGGGTTAACTCTAAATACCAATACAGGTTATAATGCTACTTTATTACCTGTCCTTTCATTCAAGAGAATTGGTGAAGATACTGCGTTTGATGTTCCAGCAGGAACTAAAGTTATTCAGGTTATTGATTGTGTAGGTAAAAATTAATGGCAGAAGAAAAGTGTTACTCATTTAATAATTTCTCCAACACTGAAGGTGAGGTGCGCCTTAGTGATGTGATGAAAAATAACGTGAAAATGTCAGTTATTATTCGCAACATTTTTCCAAATTCATTTAAGAGATCTCATTACACCGGTCTCCAGATGACTGGTAAACTTGCCGGATCAACTATCAATAGTGCTCCCGCATGTTATCAAATTTTGTGTGGGGAGCAACCAGTTAATGGTATTTCATTTGTTGCATATGCAGAAAATGGTGACATGATTATTGGAGCTCCAAAAGGAAGAATCAGAATGTTTGCTCAAGATATTGATATCATCGCTTCAGGTAATGGTACAGACACTGGATGGGTTAATATCTTATCCAATGCAAAAGTAAATTTAGAGTCAGGAACTGTTCAGTTGCAATCTGCGGATGCTTTAAGCTTAGGCACAGAAAGAAATTTAAATTTAAATGTTCCTGGAAGATTTAAAGTTACCTGTGGATCGATGAAAGTTGTTGAGGGTTCTGATATATCTCCTATCACCAGTCCTCTTGGAAGTGGAGCAAATACAATTCTTCAACAAGTAGAAGGTCTTAAGAAGTTGATTCAAAGTATAACATAAAATGGAAGTTACAGATCTACACGTAGGAAAACAATTACAAGTTGTTGGTAATTTACCTGGTGGTCTTCCTGGTTTACCTAATGTTGCACATGGAGTTGGAGCTCTAGCAGTTCCTGGTTCTGGTTGGTTTGATGGCAGTCTCCATGTTGGTTCTCCTCTGTTTGTACCATTTGAAACAACAGTTGGATTTTGTAGACCGCCAGAAACAAATCCAAAGGCACTTGCAAAATCTATTCTAACAATATCAAGTCGAAAGTTTCCACCAACACCAATTGATGTAGTTGTTGGAGATCCAGTAGGACCCGTTGGTATAAGCGTTAACTCTATTTTAATTAATATTATCTCACCAATTACAAATGGAGTTGGACTTTTAAATTGGGTAGGTGCCAAAACTTTTACAGGAGTCAAGCAACAGACTGGTGTTGAACTCAGAGTTGGTGCTGTTGCTGATGCTGGAAAAGAAGCAACTGTTGGAAATGTTGCAGAGAGTGGATCAAGAGTTATTAATGGATCTCTGGTAGTAAATGGTGCTACTCATATTAATGGATTCTTATCTTTCTTGAGTTCAATTGTAGGAACAACTAAACTATTTGATATCAAACATCCAAATAAAAAAGGTTATAGATTAAGGCATAGTTGTCTCGAAGGTCCAGAACATGCCGTTTATTATCGTGGTAGATTAATTGATAATTATGTGATAGAATTACCCGAATATTGGCATGGTTTAATCAATCCAGAAACAATAACAGTAAACTTAACTCCACATGGTACATATCAAGAATTATTTGTACAGAAAATTGAGTGGGGATCTAAAATTCATATTATGAATAATTCTGGTGGACCAATTAATTGCAGTTATACAGTTCATGCGGAACGAATTGACATTGCAAATTTAGAAATAGAATATGAGAGTGATGAAATTATACATCAAGAATTGGAGAAGAAATAAAAATGGGAATCGCATCAGATATTATTTCAGATTTAAGTGAAAAGAAACAACAAGCGTATGATGGTATTGAGTTTCTTCAAAAGAATATTGTATTAAAGGATAGTATATACAAAGAAAGATATGATGCTGTGATTGTAAGCATTGACGGAGATCTTTTTTCTGATGTAAAAGATGTTAATGACAAACTTCAAAATGTAAGATCTGCATATGCAGATAGAATATCAGTAGGATGTAGGACTGATATGTTTTGGCGAGTCATTGGTTTAAGTACCACACCAGTACCAGGAGGTGGGGGTGGAGTTAATTCTTATTACAATTTACAAGTTACTAGATTATCCATTCCTGGATATTCAAACGCTGGCATTGGATCGACAAGTGGAGTTGGTCTTGGTATTAATGGAAGCGTTGCATTTTTAACTTCTTCTGGAGGAATCACGACATATCCACCAAGAAGTTTATTTGGATTTGAGGAGAAGAACTTGTATGGTATCAAGTATTATGATGAACCATCTCAAAAGGATATTGGAGATACCTTTGTAACAAGTTTTATTGGAACAATCAGTATAGGTTCCAGTATTCTTACCGTAATGTCCCCAATTGGATCTGGAGTTACGATTGGTATTTCTTCTGGACAACTTATTTCTGCTTCAAAAGATGGTATATTTGCAGCAGGTTATGGAGAGATTGTTGGATTAGGAACGACTCTTGCTGACTTGAGCACTCTTTCTGGTGTTGGAAACACTGTTGGAGTTGGAACCACAACTGAAGTTGTTAGTAGAATTATATTAAATTCGGTTGTTGCAATTGGCGCTTCATCTCCGGAGCAAGATGGTTCGTATGTAACTTTTGTTGTTTCTGAAAGTCCAGCAGGAATCGGTACAACCGCGATTAGTTATTATAGAATTGAATTTGCATCAAATCCATTCAGTCCACAAATCATAGGTATCATGACGAGCGGACAATATGGAATTGGTAAGTCTGTTTTTTATGATAACTCTGGGTATAATTCAAATACCCAATCTTGGAAACCAGAATTTGCAAGACCTCAATTGAGCAGCAGTCAACCAGCAGTCACAGAACCAAATGTTGGGGCAGGAAAAATCTATTATCCAGTGGGATTCTCAAGTTATCCATCTCTTCCTTCATCTGGAACTAGAGCTGCGGAGGGAACTATTATATCAGTTGATGTCACTCTAATTGGATCAACAACTCTTTACACAAATGCATCTGCATGTCCAACACAGGAAACTAATCTGACAAATGCAATCAATACAGCAAACGCTGCAGAGTCAAGTATTCAATCTGGTCTTGGTGACTTTGGTTATAAAATTAATGCAGTGAATGCTTTTAGAGATTTGAGAACTGATATTCAATTAGAGATTTGGGGTAACCGACAGGCAATTGATGGTCTTGCAGATGATATAGATAAGTACGATACTGCCATTGAGTATCTTGGAGTTACAACTATTACATCACTATTACCATGATTACCTTAAACCATCCTTCAATTAAAGATTATAACCTAAACCTTGAGGGTTTATTTGGACCAGAGAACGCGGTGTTTTTTCGTGGTAGAATCACAAGTCAAAACGAAATTAAACTACCAAGTTACTGGGAAGAGTTTGTTGAGCAAACATCAATTTCTGTACACTTAACTCCGATTGGTGCCCATCAAAATGTAATCATTAAAAGAATTGGTGAAAATAAAATCTTCCTCCAATCAAGCGGTGGAATGCCAATCGATTGCTATTATCTGATCATTGGAGAAAGAAAAGACATACCAAGATTAAAGGCAGAGCAGAGGGTTGACACTGAGGAGTAAGTCACCTATAATAACCAGGTAATCAACAAACGAACCAATGCAAGATGAGTATCTGACAAGCTGCGTGGTTGATCCAGTTAAGCGAACTGTCTATCTTTATTCTAATGAAGGATCAGAAAAAGAAGTGGCATGTGAAACTGTCGAAGAGTTTATGAGCGTATTAGAATTTGTTCGTTCTACTGTAGACGAAAAAACTCTTTCATATACCAATCCTCTATGAATTTTTATAAGATTTCATATAAAGCACTGAAAGAAGAACCAGTCAAAACCACACCAGAAAACGTTCAAGAGGCAAATGAAGCACTTTTTACTGCAAAGTGGAATTTACCAAAAGCAGCAAAACACTGCGGAATGTCACATAAAGAAATGAAATTGACATTCTGGGAGTATCTCAAGTATAATCCTATCACGTATCAAGTGTGATTTTCTGCCCGTGTAGCCCAGCGGAAGAGGCACGAAACTTAAAATTTCGCAAGCGACAGTTCGAATCTGTCCACGGGTATTAGGGGTTTTAACCAACCTCTAAATAATCAAAAGTAGGAAATGTCCTATGAAATACCGCATTGATGCCAGATACGTTTGGTACAATAAAGGAACAGAACTCGTTCTAATGTATTTCATTGAAGGTGTTCCATTTACTTTTGATGATGTTCCAGAAAGTCATTTGTACGATTTGGAAATTCTTGAAGCAGCAGATAAAGAACGCAGATACGAACCAGAGGATTTGTACAGAACATCATTCTATTTGATTGATGAACAGTGCCACCCTTTGATGTTTGAACTGGAACTGGAAAACCCAGAAATGCTACCTCAAGATTAATTTCTGCCTCATAAGCATTAAATTGATGCACGACCTTTGTAACGTCGAGAACTCGGGGAGGTACCGGGATGGGGCTCTTAGTTCATAAAAGAACTCATATGTCATTAATATCACAAAGAGACAGGCAACTTGCCATTGAAGCATTAGAATACTATCGTGAAGATACGCTTCGTAGAGAACAAGCATTTAAAGATCTTGGTATTTCTGATGTTCATCTAAATGATGCTTTTATGATGGAGATAAATGCTCTCATCAACTGGGTGAAACTGGAGTATCAAAAGAATGAAAATTAATCTCTGGTGGTGTAAGGATATGGGACAGTGGCGATGGACTTTATGCGATGATGTACGTCCGATAGTTCGTCAGGAATCAGGACAAAGACCAAATCTGCGTGATGCTATGAATGACGTAGCAATTACAGTGGAATATATACTTGACGACCCTAAAAAATTTTGATAATATATAAAAGGCGATACTAAACCAAACCCCTTCCGTGTGCGGCAGAACCTCCTTTCAGGAGGTTTTGTTGTATGATAAATAATCCATAACAGAACTATAGTGCTAATAAGATGCCTCTCAGTCGTTTAGATAATTTCCTCAAAAATGCACGCGGAAATATCTTATATGTAAATCCAAATGATTTAGATGCCACAGATAGTATTGAAAATCAAGGTAATTCACTGACTCGTCCCTTCAAAACGATTCAACGTGCATTAATTGAAGCATCTAGATTTTCCTATCAAAGAGGACTTGATAATGATAGATTTGGTCAAACCACAATTCTTGTTTATCCTGGTGACCATTTAATTGATAACCGTCCTGGATGGATTCCTGATGGCACAAATAGTTTTAAGTTGAGAAATGGTACAACATCAAGTGATTTTTCTCAATTTGATCTTTCAACAAACTTTGATTTAACGACTGATGGTAATGCACTTTATAAATTAAACAGCATCTATGGTGGGGTAATCATCCCAAGAGGAACCTCTCTGGTTGGATTGGATCTCCGTAAGACTAAGATTCGTCCAAAATATATTCCTAATCCCACAAATGATAATATTGAAAGATCTGCTATTTTTAGAGTAACTGGAGCTTGTTACTTCTGGCAGTTTTCTATTCTTGATGGTAATCCAAGTGGAATAGTCTATAAAGATTACACTACAAATACTTTTGTACCTAACTTCTCTCACCATAAACTGACTTGTTTTGAATATGCTGATGGTAAGAACCCTGTAGATATTGATGATGCATTCTTAACGTATAGTACAACCAGAACTGATCTGGATATGTATTATGAAAAAGTAGGTCTTGTATATGGTCCTTCATCTGGTCGTGAAATTGAACCAGATTATCCATCATCTTCACTTGATATTCAACCTAAGATTGATGAGTATCGTATTGTTGGTCCTACCGGAGGGGAAGTAGGAATTAGCAGCATTAGAGCTGGAGATGGTACAACTTCATCTACAATTATCACAGTTACAACAAACGAAGCATTTGAAGAAGTTGCTGTAGATACCGCAATTCAAATTAATGGTGTGACTGCAACTGGATACAATGGACAATATGTGGTAAGTGATGTCGTAAGTTCTACAGAGTTCAAGTACAACGTTTCATTTGCTCCTGCAAACCCACTTCCAACTCCTACCGGGTCAACGGTAAATCTTTCTGTTGATACAATTTCCTCTGCATCGCCATATATTTTCAACATCTCTTTGAGATCTGTCTTTGGAATGTGTGGTCTTCATGCAGATGGAGACAAGGTAGATGGATTTAAGTCCATGGTTGTAGCTCAATTCACTGGAATTGGACTACAAAAAGATGATAATGCTTATGTAAAGTATGATCCAAATAGTGGAACATATAAAGACTCTACTTATGCTGGTAATGAGAATCTTCATAGCGATTCTCTAGCAGTTTATAAACCAACATACGAAAACTATCACATCAAGTGTTCAAATAATTCATTACTACAAATTGTCTCTGTATTTGCAATTGGATTTGCACAACACTTTGTTGGTGATACTGGTGGTGACCAATCTATCACAAACTCTAACTCCAATTTTGGTTCAAAGTCTCTGATTGCATCTGGATTTAGAAAAGAAGCATTCCAAAGAGATGATGTAGGTTACATCACTCATATCATTCCACCAAAAGAATTAACAACTTCAAATATAAACATTGAATTTGATGCGATTGATGTTGCAACTACTGTTGGAGTTGCGTCAACGAACAGACTATACTTATATAATAGAACCAACCAAGATGTTATTCCCGATAATGTTATTGAGGGATATCGTATTGGTGCAAAAGAAAATGACTTACTTAAGTGTCTGATTTCTCAAGGTGGATCTGCGACAGAGTATTCTGCAAGAATTGTTATTCCAAATACTCAATTTACATCAGAAGAAGTAACATCAGAAAAGAAATTTATTATTGGAAGATCTGCAGGAATCAATAGTATTTCTTCTAACGTCATCACACTCACAAGACCACACAGTTTCATCCAAGGTGAATCTGTTCGTTTCTTAAGTGATAGTGGTCAACTTCCTGATGGTCTTGAGAGCAATAGAATTTATTACACGATCACTTCTGGAATTAGTTCAAATCAAATTAAAGTTGCGAAGACTTTAAATGATGCGCTTAATGGGCAGCAACTTACAATCAATGACAAGGGAGGAAGAATCTCAGTTGTTTCTAGAGTTTCGGATAAGAACTCTGGTGATACTGGACATCCAATTCAATATGATTATTCTCAAGGTCAATGGTATATTAATGTAGCAACTGCAGCGACTGATAATAATCTATATTCAACAATTGTTTCTCTTGGAACTACGACTCTTGGCGCTGCAACTCCAAGAACATACATCACAAGACAACCAGATACAAGAAACCTAGGTGATACGATCTACAAACTAAGATATGTTATTCCTGCTGGATCTGGAATTACATCCGCAAGACCTCCAATCGATGGATTCGTTATTCAGGAATCTAATGACACAACTGGTGCAACCAATACTGAAGTTCAGACTTACTTTAGTTCAACAACAGTTTCTCTGACGAATATAAGTGAGCAAAGAAACTTTAAGTTTATTGCAAATGCGACTTGGGATGGTACACATGCATACTATCAAACAGAATTACCACATAATCTCTCTGTAGGTTCTGTTGTTGAAGTATTGAATGTAACCAGCACTAATAACACTACAGGTATTGCAAGTGTTGGATTCAATAATACATTTAGTGTAATTGGAATCAGCAGCACAAAATCATTCCATGTTGCTCTTGGAGATAATCCTGGAACATTTACAAATGATACTACAAATAGAACAACAGCACTACCAAAATTTAGTCGTAAGAGATTTAATGATACTTATTACATCTATCGATCTCAAGAGATTCAAAAGTATGTTCCTGGCGAACAGGATGGTGTCTATCATTTAGTTGTTCTGAATGCTTCAAACAAACCAACAGTAACACCATTCTCTGGACAAAACTTCTCTCAACCAGTTCAAAATCTTTATCCTCAAACCAATAGAGATAATCCAGCATCTGATCCTCAGGAGTCAGTATCATATGCACTTGCAACTCCTGTTGGACAAGTTATACTTGATGATCCAAAACATAGCATTACAAAAGAAACAGTTAATAAGACTTTAGATGATGTTAATGTTGGTTTTGGAATTACTAATATCATTTCAAATCTAACTGGGACTGCACATACGATTCATACAACCATCGATCATGGATTGAATCGTATCACTTCAGTTAGTATTGGAAATAGTGGAACTGGATATGGAAGTGGATCAGCAGTTTCACTTTACAATGCACGTCTGGTAGGATTTGCTGGATCAACAACAGGTAATTATGCGACTGCAAGAATTATTGTTGATGGTATTGGCGGAATCACCGCTGTTAAGATTATGGATGGTGGTTCTGCCTATGGAATTGGTAATACTCTTGCTGTCGTAGGTGTTGCAACCACATCTGGATTTGTGCAGGGATACGTCACTGTTACTGATGTCTATGACAACACTGGAGACGTAGTTAGAATTACTGGTGTATCTTCTGAATCTCAATCTCACTACAATCAACTCTATAGAATTACTTCTGTTCCTGTTGGATCAACAAAGATAGTTAATGTTGCATCTGCATCAACAGTTGGAAATGCAAACACAACTGGAGTTGGTGCTGATCTAACAACAGATGCATTTGGATATATCACTGGTGAGGCTCTGAATGTAACCTCCCTGATCTATGATAACGTCTCAGGATTAGCAACAGTTACTACGGCACAAAGACATGGACTTCGTGTTGATAATAAAATTCGTATTTCTGGTGCTGATAATGATTTCTATAATAGAAACTTTATTGTAACTAGAAATACTGATCTGAATAATTTTGTAATGAATATTGGAGTTGGCACTGTAGCACCTTCAACATCAGGAACTCTCTATGTTTACAGAAATGGTGTTACTTCTAATGAAGGAAATGTAACGATTGAGAATGAAAACATTGGTGGTCGTCAAGTTGTAGAGTATGCAGGTATCACAACAACACTATCTGCAGTTATTTCAAGTGCTACTGCAACAAACATCGAACTTCAAAATATCTCAACACTTGATGTTAATATTGGAGACTATCTGTTAATTGATGACGAACTTGTAAGAGTTAAGACAACTGTAACGACAAATCCAATTTCGGTCTTCAGAGGTGTCCTTGGAACAAGAGCAACAACTCACCTTATCAATAGCGTTGTAAGAAGAATTCATGTAAATCCTGTTGAATTCAGGAGAAATTCGATTCTTCGTGCATCAGGTCATACGTTTGAATATCTTGGTTATGGTCCTGGTAACTACTCAACTGCACTTCCAGAGCGTCAAGATCGTCAACTCTCAATAGCAGAAGAGTTCTTATCACAATCAATTAAGTATGATGGTGGTATCGTTGTTTACACTGGTATGAATAGCGATGGTGACTTCTATATTGGTAATAAAAAAGTCAGCTCTGCAACTGGTCAGGAAGAAGTCTTTGATGCACCAATTCCTACAATCACTGGTGAAGACCTTGCTCCTACTGGCGTCAGTATTGGATTTGATGTCCTCTCACCACTTGAAGTTTCGATCAGTCGTTCACTAAGAGTTGAAGGTGGTCCAGACAACAATATCATCTCTGAGTTTGATGGTCCTGTTATTCTGAACAACAAACTGACTTCCACATCTGATAAAGGTATGGAAGCAGCATCGATCTTCCTACAAGGCGATGCAACAGTTTCTAGAAAGTATACTGTTGGTATTTCAACTCCATCACTTGCAGGAAACCCAGGAGATATTGTTTATAATGCAAATCCATCCAAAGGTGAATATCTTGGTTGGGTATACACCAATGAAAACGATTGGTATCGTTTTGGTAATGTAAGTCTATCACAGAGTAGCAATATTGTACTCTTTGATCAGGTTGGTATTGGAACAACATCTGTTGGAAACCTAACACTCAAAGTTGGATCTGGTTCTTCTGAATTTTCCGTGAATGGGTCTGGTGAAGTTGGTGTTGGAACAACATCAACACAAGGATATAAGATGTATGTGAATGGTTTAGTTTATGGACAATTTGTTGGTGATGGCGCTGGACTTACAAACCTTGATAGTATTTGGGTTGCGGACTATACAAACACTTGGATTTACACCAGAGACAATACAGATCACAAGGTTGGCATTGGTACTACAATTGGAGTCACTGCACAACTACAAATTGCTGGAACTGCTGCAACATCTCTGTATGTTACAAATGGATCACGTTTTATTTCAACTGCAACATTTGAAACAGAGGTATCAGTTGGTGGAACACTTACATCAACTAAGTTTAGGTTAGATGGTCCAACAAATGGATACATTCGCTCTGGAGTTACAACGTCTAACATCATTAACGTTGGAACTGGTGGGACTGTATTTAATGCTGTAGCTTCAACTGGAAATGTTGGTATTGGAACCTCAGTTTCAAGATCTAATCTTGATGTTGAAGGTAGAGTCAGACTCAAGACATACCATGAGCATGTACATGCGGTTACAAGCTCTTCAAATGTTGTAACGATTGACCTTTCTGAAGCACAGAACTTTACTCTCACAGTCACACAAAATGTAAATCAGTTTACGATTATAAATGTTCCCTCCGAATCAAGTTCTTTCACCATCAAGATTACTCAAGATTCTACTGGTAATCGCGCAGTTGGAATTGATACTTTCAAAACTTCTGGTGGTGTAGATATTCCTGTTTATTGGCCAGGTGGTGGAGTTCTCCCAATTGTCACACCTACTGCAAACAGATCTGATATCTATTCTTATAAAACATTTGATGGTGGCGGCACTTTCTATGGTGTTGTTGGCGGTCAAAATTTCCTTAACTGAGGCGATAGTAAATGATTAATTTTAATAATCAGCAAACAAGTTTAGATCTTAACGGTCCAATTCTCTCTTTTACTTTACAACCTTCTAGTGTAACAGTTTGTGCAGGATTAGCAGCAACTTTTACTGGAGTTGCAACAGCTATCTTCCCAACTCAAACACCTAATAATCCAGCAACAAACACAGGATTTGTAACCTATCGTTGGTATGATCAAAATGGACCATTGTTTGATGATCCCCCTGGTGCTGGGCAAGGTGGTTTAACAATTAGTGGAGCTGGAACCACAGTTTTAACTCTATATGGTAACACACGTTCTCGCAACATATACTTATCAGCTGATTATGTTCCTTCTGCATATGGTGTTATTGGTGTCGCAGTAACTGTTGGAAGTGCTCGCTCAACTGGTAATGCTGTTAATGAATTCTTCGCTAGCAACACAGTTTCATTAAATGTAAATCCAAATATTTCTATCACAACACAGCCATCTGATGTTTCAGTTGCTCCAAGTCAGAATGCACAATTTTCTACTCTTGCAACTGCGACAGATGGAACTCCTGTATCATATCAATGGTTTTTAAATGGAGTTAGTCTTTCAGATACAACATCAGGTACAACACAACAAACAGTACCAGTTTCTGCTAAAATTAATGTTACTCCTCTTCGAACAACTGCTTTTTTAGATAATACGAAAGTAATAGATTTTAGTCAGACATTAGTTTACAATCAATTTGTACCACGAGGAGAGTATACTCTTACTTCAGACTCGAATGTACTTGTAAGAGTGATTGCCGTTGGTGGAAGTGGTGGTAGAAGTGGAGAAAGAGACTTTGCTGGAGGATCGGGAGGCATATCTATTGGTTATCTTACAATGTATGCTGGCACAGTATACAGACTTTTAGTTGGAGGTCCGGGAGATCATGGTAGTAGAGGTTCTTATGGTGGAGGAACTTTTTTAAGACAAACAGGTGGTAATGCAAAATCACGCGATGGTGCTTATCCTGGCGGAGGAGGAGGTGGAGGTCTTACAGGACTTTATTTTAATCATCAATATGAAAATCTTTTTCTTACTAGTAGGATCTCATCGAACGCCAATTCTGCTACAATCATAATTGCTGGTGGTGGTGGTGGTGCATCTAACTCTGCTGAAGGTGGTGCTGGTGGTGGATTGACTGGAGGAGATCCCAGTGGAACAAATGGAGGAACTGGAGGAACTCAAAGTGCAGGGGGAACGGGAGGAACTGGTATCGCATTTAATGGATCTGCTGGATCTGATGGATTTATTCTAGCTGTAGGTGGTGGAGTAAAACCAAGTGGTGGTGATGGGGTAGCTGGTGGAGGTGGAGGATATTATGGAGGTGGTGGAGGAGGAGCGCACGATGTATGTTGTGCTGATGGAGCTGGCGGTGGAGGGTCTGGTTATCTTAACCTAAGCTATCTTGACAGCTCATATGCAAACACAATTACAAATGGAGTTCGTGGCGGAGGAGGTGGAAGTCAAATTCCAGGACAACTCTCAGTTCCTGCTACTGGAGGATCTTTTCAAATTGAACTTGTATCAACAACATCATCTGCAAATATCGCAGTTAATGGATCAACCTCTCCAAATCTAACATTATCATCTAACTCTGAGGGATTAAATCAAGTTCAATGCGTGGTGAGTCATCCAACAGCATGTAACTCACCCATCCTGTCTCGTACAGCGAACTTCCAAGTTCGCTCACCAAGACAATTCATGAACTTTGAGTCTATTGTTTCATCTAGTTCTGCTATTTTAAATTCTATTAATCTTTTTGGTAATACAATTGTAATTGGTGGAGAAGGTGGAAGGTGGTCAGGTGCAGAAATATTTTTACCGCGCAATTTAATTTCTTTTTATGCACCAGAACGTGAAGTTAGAGTTCGGATGGAATTGCATGGTGGTTCTGGATCTGATTCTGGATCCTATTTGGGTGGACGTGGTGGTTTTTCCGTAATTCAATTTACCATGAAGAAAAATGAAGAATATGTATTTGCAGGTTTGAATGCAACTTCTCCTGGAATTTTCTTATATAGAAAGTCAAGTTTAATTGCAAGTATTGGTAATGGTGGTGATGCCTCATCTTCTGGAAATGGTGGAAACGGTGGAGGTATAGGTATTGCTGGGGAAACAGGAGGCGGCAAAGGAGGTGGAACTGGTGGAATATCTTATGCACCAGGCACACTTCCTTCAAGTGGAGGTATTTTTGGATCTCTAAGTAGTTTTAAATCAACGAATGGAGCTGACTCAATAGCTGAAGCGCCTTTGGGTGGTAGAGCACTTCCATGTCCAAGAGGAAATCAAACAGTCTCTCCATGCACAGATCTTGGAATTTCTAAATTTTTATGGGGTCAATCATCTCCAATTTTAAACACCGCTGAAATTGATCGCGGATTTAAACAAGGTTATGGTATTCGTGATACCCCTGGACGCGGTATTTCTGGTGGTGGAAATGGTGGTGGAGGAACAACTGGTGGCGCAGGTGGAAGTGCAGGAGGAGGTGGAGGGGGTAGTGGATACACTGATGGATCAGTAACTGTTGGACCATCTTACTTGGGAAGAAGTGCTTTTCGCGCCGCTACAGTTATTATCTTCTTAGCACCAGTTACCCCAGTTACCCCAGTTACCCCTCCTATATGTATTCCTATTTCAATATCCTCAGTATATGGAACTGGTTTCCAAGGAATTATTCTTTATGCAGATGGTACACGACAAACCGCTCCTAATCAATCCACTTCATTCATCACAGCAGGAAAAACATCGCTATCTAGCGTTTCATTCACTAACCCTAATGATGTAACAAGCACTTATGGAGTGCTGTTTGATAATATTATTGGTTATTATAGAGATATTCTTCAAAGATATCCAGATGCGCCTGGATTTGATTTTTGGGTTCAAGAGTTTGTATCAAGTTTAGGTGGTTATACAAGTTTTGACGTTTTACGATCTGCAATTGTTTCAGCCGCTACCACAAATGGTGAATTAACAACTCTAGCACTTAAAGGAGGAATAGTTGGAGTTTACGATAGTTGCAATAAACTTATATAATAAATAATAAAAAAAGGGTGGAGAGTGAAACCCAATGGCTGTTAATAAGAATTTCGTTGTTAAGAATGGTCTTGAGGTAAACACTAGGCTCATTCTTGCAAACGCAAATACCAACAAAGTTGGTATCGGATCTACAGGACCAAGATTTGAATTAGATGTTGCAGGAGGAATCGGTGCTACTGATGTTTATGTCAGTGGTATTGCAACAGTCATTGGTGAATTTAACATAGGTTTGAATGGAACAACTTTAACAGGTGTTGGAGGTTCTGTTGGTATTGGAACTGCAACACCTGGTTTCTTATTAGATGTTCGCTCTCCAGTATCAACAGGGCAAACAGCACTTTATGTTCAAGGCGATGTAAGAATCACAGGTGATTTATCTGTTGATGATATTGTTTTTGATCAAGCAACAATCAACAATCTTACAGTTTCTCAAGGAACTCAGACTCAGTTTTTAACAGTAACTGGAGTTTCAACTTATAATGGAAACTTAGATATCAATGCTGCTGTAGATGTTTCAGGAACATTAAATGTTGGCGGCGCAACAACTATTGGTGGATATTTTGATGTAAATGCAGCATCAGATCTGTCTGGAACTTTAAATGTTGGCGGCGCAACAACCATCGGTGGTTACGTTGATATCAATAATAGTATTGACGCAAGTGGAACACTTAATGTAGGAGGAGCAACAACTATTGGTGGATATTTTGATGTAAATGCAGCATCAGATCTGTCTGGAACTTTAAATGTTGGCGGCGCAACAACTATTGGTGGATATTTAGATGTTAATTCAGATACTGATATTAATGGTACTCTTAAAGTCAGTGGAATCACAACTCTAGGAACAGTTAAAATTGCTTCTGGTATCGTTACTGCTGCCTCTGGTATTGTTACATATTATGGTGATGGTTCCAAATTAAATGGTGTTATTGGTGGTATTGGAATTAATACTACTGGAGGACTTGTTGGTTTTGGTGTTACTTATCTTCACTTAAAAGGTAGTGGAGTTTCCACTGCTTTCTATGATTCAAATGCAGGTATTGCTACAATCTTCTTCCAAGGAGGTGGTGGAGGTGCAACAGTCAGTATTGGAACTCAAGCACCCGTATCTCCAACATCGGGAGATCTTTGGTTTAATAATGATCTTGCAAGAACCTTCATTTACTATGATGAAGTTATACTTGGAGTTGGATTAACTGCATTTTGGGTTGATGCTGCACCATTTAACGTTGCAGGAACATATGTAAGTAAGTTTGGTGATAGTATTCTTGCTGGTCTTGGTGTGACTGTGGGTGCAGCAAGCACTCCAAGCATTTATTTTACTGGTGATGCAACAACTGGGTTCTTCTCACCAGCAGCAGGTCAATTCACAGTTGTATCTGCTGGTGCATCAGTTCTGAATATCAACCCAAATGGAATTAGTGTCACTGGTATTGTTACTTCCACATCTGTATCTACTGGTAATGTTGTTTCATCAGGTATTATTACAGCAACTGATTTTGATTCCTTATCTGATATCAACTATAAGGAAAATATCGCAACAGTTGATAGTGCATTAAGTAAAGTAGATCAACTTCGCGGTGTGAAGTTTGATTGGAAAGAAAGTGGTCTTCCTTCTTATGGTGTTATCGCACAAGAACTGGAAGAAGTTCTACCAGAACTTGTACATGGTAGTGATCCTAAGACCGTGAACTATAATGGTATTATTGGTGTTCTGATTGAAGCAATCAAAGAACTCAAAGCAGAGGTTGAAGAATTGAAGTCAAATCAAAATTGACTTTTAATTTCATTTTAGACCCCAAAAAATCCCGGCAAATTTTTGCCTCTATTACTTTTTTCTAAATAACTAAAAGCCGAGTGTAAACGAAGATGGCGATTAAGATTTCAGGAACTACTGTAATTGACGACAGTAGGAATATACAAAATATTGGTATAGCAACTGCAACGTCCTTCAAAGGTAGTTCTCAAGTCGGTGTCGCCACCGGTGGAACATACATTGGATTAGCGACACAATTCAACTTTGTTGGTTCTGGAATTGCGATCACTCATGCGTACAGTAGTACATCAGGAATCACAACGGTTACATTCACTTCTTCTTCCACTGGAGGTAGTGGTGGTTCGGGATTATTCAACACAGGCATCACAACATCTGTTGCATATGCAGTTACCAATTCAATGGCTACTGCATATACTGCACCAGCAACCGCAGGAAACGAACATATCGTCCATTCAATTCATATTACAAACATTGATGGTGTAAATAGCGCAGACATCAGTGGACAGATGTATGCAGGTCAATATTCCATTGCAAATACAGTTCCAGTTCCTGCTGGTTCATCAGTAGAACTTTTAAAGCAACCAAAAATTCTTGCAGCTAGCGAAATAATAGAACTTCAAGCAAGTGCAAATAGTGCATTACACGCAACCATCACCATTGAGACAAAAGCAGGTGATGTAACATTTATAGGTGTAGGTACTGATATAACTGCTGCAACAACTTATACTGATCTTTTGACTGCAACAGCAAACTCAATGCTTCAAGGTATTCTACTTGCAAATGATGACGGTACAAATGATGTAAAAGCAAGAGTTGTATGGACTGATGGAAGTAATAATATTCAAGGATACTATGCTTATGATATGGTTATTCCTGCTGATGCAACAGTAGAAGTTCTTGAACAACCAAAGTTCTTACCAAGTGGATTTAAAGTTCGTGTTTATGCAAACCAAGCAAACAGACTAGAAGCGATTTTGTCTGGTAGAACCATTACCTGATAGGAGAATATCATGGCTGCAACAACTAGAAAAGGTGTTTGGGACTTACAACAGGTTAGAGATCAGTATCTTGCTGGGGAATGGGAACAACAGTTTCAATTATTTGCATGGGGGATTAATAATTTTGGTCAATTAGGGCAAAACAATATAACTTATTATTCGTCACCAATACAAATTCCAGGAACACAGTGGAGTTCAGTTTCTGGATCTTATGCTGCATCAGCATTTAAAACTGATGGAACATTATGGGTATGGGGACGAAATGATTATGGTGGATTAGGTCTAAATGATACAGTAAGACGTTCATCACCTGTTCAAATTCCAGGAACACAGTGGAGTACTTCTAATGGTGGTGTTTACAATATGTACGCAACCAAAACTGATGGAACACTGTGGGCATGGGGTTATAATGGACTTGGACAGTTAGGACAAAATAACAGAGTAGATTATTCATCACCAACACAAATTCCAGGAACACAGTGGAATAAAATACAAGTAGGGACTTATACTGATTATAGTGTTATTGCAACCAAAACTGATGGAACACTATGGATGTGGGGTGAGGGTGCTAGTGGGCGTTTAGGACAAAATGATGTAGCAAATCGTTCATCACCAGTACAAATTCCAGGAACACAATGGAATAATATTGGGAAGGGACAATCTTTTACGTTTGCAACCAAAACTGATGGAACCTTGTGGATATGGGGAAATAATATTGAAGGACAACTGGGACAAAATAATCGAGCGAATTATTCGTCACCACGACAAATTCCAGGCACACAGTGGAATTTAGTAGATGGTGGAGGTCAACATTCATTAGCAACCAAAACTGATGGAACATTATGGGCATGGGGTTATAATCCTTATGGAGAACTGGGACAAAATACTGGTGCAAATCGTTCATCACCAGTACAAATTCCAGGGACACAGTGGGCACTTGATGCAAATTCTATTAATGGATTGTATGAGGGATGTGCTGCACGTAAAACTGATGGAACATTATGGGCATGGGGAAGAAATATTTATGGAATGATGGGACAAAATAATACAACAGATCATTCATCACCAAGACAAATTCCAGGAACACAATGGATTGCAGTAACTGGTAATACTTATGAAGTCATAGCAATCAAATCTCTTGTAAACTAAACTTATAAATACTTTTAAAGTTTCACATACCGATGAAAATATTCAAGTTCTTATCAGTAGATGCAAAAACTGGTATCTCAGTAGAAATTGAAAGATCACTAGAAGGACCAACACGACCAAATCTACCAGGAATTGGTGAAGTGTTCTATTTTGGTGGTTGGATGTATGCAGAGGCAGATGATACTGCCGAAGAAAATCCAGGTAATTACATCTTTGAAGTTACAGAAGCAGACTTTGAAGAAGCAATTCGTGGTGAATTTGAAGGCATCAAAACAGCAAGAATTGCAAATGCCTATGAAGAAGAAAGAGGCATTCGTGAAGCACTATTTGGTAATAAGTATCATGGATCTGCTACGATTGCTGGTGTCTATAAGTATGAGCAAGCAAAAGCACTGTTAGATGATCCAACTGCTGATGCACCTGAAATCAAAGCAGAAGCAACTGCTAGGGGTGTATCTGCTGCTGTGATTGCACAAAGAATTGTTGATAATCACGAAGCATTTAGACTGAAAGAAGCAAAACTTGCAGGTCTTCGTGGTAAGATTGTTGATCGTCTACAAGCACTGACTTTTGATGAGACTGATGCACTTGGAAGTTGGAAAGAACTAACTGAAAGAACAGAAGTCATTGGAACACTTCCAGAAAGAGAAGGTGGTCCAGCACTAGCAAATAGACCAGAAGGCAATAATGATGTTAAAGTTGGATATTATTCACCAAGCTTAGGACTGCGCTGGGAATGGTTGAATAAGGGTTGATGTTATGATTACGTCAACGACGAGTGGTGTTTGGTTACTTGCGGATCAATATGCAAAGAATAATGCAGAAAGGTGGCGTCCTAGTGGATCTGCATTGTTTGCATGGGGATATAATGCCCAAGGACAACTAGGGCAAAATGATACAGTACCACGTTCATCACCAAGACAAATTCCAGGATCCGCATGGAATGAAGTTAATGTGGGTCAATATAACATAATTGCTACTAAAACTGATAATACTTTATGGATTTCTGGTGATAATGCTTATGGGACTTTGGGATTAAATGATATAGTACCACGTTCATCACCGGTGCAAGTCCCAGGAACCCAATGGAATAAAGTATCTTCGGGTGCTGTAATTACAGCAGCAACTAAAACTGATAATACTTTATGGGTATGGGGAAATAATGATGTTGGACAACTGGGATTGAACAATACAGTACTTCGTTCATCACCTACACAAATTCCAGGAACACAATGGAACCTGACTTGTGTTGGAGACCAATACATATATGCAATTAAAACCGATGGAACACTATGGGCATGGGGTAGAAATGGAAATGGTGCAATGGGGCAAAATGATACATCCAATCGTTCCTCACCAGTACAAATTCCAGGAACACAATGGAATTCTTTAGCTGGTGGCGGAAGATATGCTGCCGGAGCATCAAAAACTGATGGAACTTTATGGATGTGGGGATTTAATAATTATGGTTCCTTAGGACTGAACGACCGAGTAGCACGTTCATCACCAGTGCAAGTTCCGGGAACTCAATGGTCATTTAACTCCGTTTCTAGTATAGCATATTCTTATCAAACAGCATTAACAAAAACTGATGGAACATTATGGGTATGGGGACATAATGGTGAAGGTCAATTAGGACAGAATGATCTAGTAACACGTTCATCACCAGTTCAAGTTCCAGGAACACAGTGGTCTAAATCTAGTTGTGGTGCAAGTATTACATTAGCAACCAAAACTGATGGAACATTATGGGCATGGGCTGGATATGTCTATGGCGAAATCGCACAAAATAGTGTAGTAAGATATTCATCACCACAGCAAATTCCAGGAACACAGTGGACTAGTTTCTCCGCAGGATATTATAGTGCAGCAGCAGTCAGACCTTCTTATTAACACTTTATGAACCCTTTTGAACTTCTTATTATTCAACCAAATATCGTTCCGCAAGAACACATTCAACAACTTCTTCAACTAACCAATCAATCAACATCAAATGCAACGATTGGTTCTGGTGAAGAAAAAGTAGAATTAGAAACCAGACATACGTTATGGTATCCAATACCATATCCAATGTTGCAGAACTTAAATTCTGCGATTATGTCTTGTTATAAATCTTATATGGAACCAATTTATCATTCAACGATTAAAAACATTGAACCTGCCCAATTTCTTGGCTATCCTATTGGTGGTCATTATATTGAGCATAATGATTGTGAAAATTTTGAAGGTGGGAAATGGGTCAAAATTGCACCCAGAGATATTTCAATTCTATTTTATTTGAATGATAACTATACTGGTGGGGAACTAGAATTTACACAACTTGGTTTGACTATTAAACCAAAAACAGGTATGATGATAGCATTTCCATCCTATAAAGAATTTGCCCATAAAGTTCATCCAGTCAAAACTGGTATGAGATATTCACTTGTAAGTTGGTTAGAGACAGAGAAAAAAGTTTATGAAACAGTACGAAGAAAAAGGTTTTGAAGTTAAGCAAGGATTTATTCCCCCATTTTTTGCACAATATCTGAGAAACTATTTTGATCTTCTGAGAAAGAACGATCAAATTCCAAACAAAGGTGATGATCAGGTAGAAAAATCACTTGGGATTTATGGAGACCCTGCATTTGATATGTTGATGTTGATGTGTCTTCCAGCAGTAGAACAGGTAGTAGGAAAAAAACTTCTACCAACTTATACCTATGCACGGATTTATTTTAAGGGTGCAGGACTTCTTCCGCATTTAGATCGTGAAGAATGTGAGCATTCAGTATCCCTGTCTTTAGGTGGAGAATATAATGCGCTTTGGCCCTTATGGTTTAAGAATGAAGATGCCCAACCAGAACATGCTGCGATGGGTGAAGGTGATGCTGTAATCTATAAAGGTAATAAAGTTCATCATTGGAGAGATGAATTTGAAGGAACCACACAGTTCCAAGTCTTTATGCACTATGTTGAAGCAGAAGGAGAATATAAAAACAAACTGTTTGATACAAGACCTTACATTGGACTACCTGCTGGTACTAAAACTGAGTATTGACTATGATTGCACAACTGATTATTGAACTGAGTGAAAAGGGTGAACCAAAGGCAGCAAAGGAACTAGCAAAAGCATATCTTAAACACCAAGCAGATCCAGAAATTCTTAATCTGCTTGGTAAACTGCATCATGATGATAAAGAATTTGATGAAGCACTGAAATGCATGAATGCACTTCAAGAAAGTCCTGGCGTAATCATCAATAAGGCAAAGTGTCTTTATTATCTACGCAGAGCACCAGAAGCAGAAAAACTTCTTTTGAAACTTCCAAAAGATGTAAGAGAAGATCCTTTAACGCAAATTGATCGTTCCCTGTACACGACTGCACAAGGTAAGTTTGATTTAAGTAAAAGAATTCTACAACCAATTGCTGATACAATTCCACAAGCAGCATTTAACTACGGATGGTTTCTTCTGAATGAAGATTTCTTGAAAGGTTATGAATACATTCGTGCTGGGGCAAATCTTAAAGTCTGGGGACACGAATGGTTGCTGAAAGAAAAGTATGGTATTGATAAAGAACAACGTTGGAATGGTGAAACCGTAGATACGATCGCATATTATCTTGAAGGTGGTATGGGTGATGAAATGATCTTCATTCGCTATGCAAATCATTTCAAGAAGTATTGCAAGACACTGAAAATCTTTTGTACCAAATCCACAAAGTCATTGTTTGAAGCATGTGGATATGAAAATGTTTATCTGCACGATGAAATTGTAAGAACCAAATGGACAAAGTTTGTTCCTGCAATGTCTGCACCTTATTTTCTTGGTCTATCTGGTCCTTGTGATGGCGTGGAATTTCCTTATCTGCAAAAGAAAGCAAATCCGATTGCAGAAATGAATGATGTTGCGAAAGGACGTAAGAAGATTTGTATTCGTTGGAAAGGCAATCCACAGTTTGAACATGATCAATTCCGTAGTGTTCCAATTGAAAAACTTCTTGATCTTGATAAGTTTGGTCAGTTGTTTTCATTACAGATTGAAGACAGTGATCTACCAAAAAATGCACCAGTATGGGATTTAAGTCATCTAATTCATGACTGGAATGATACTTATGATATCTTTGCAGAAAGTGATTTGGTGATTACATCTTGTACTGCAACTGCTCATCTTGCAGGTGCAATGGGCACAAAAGTGATTGTCCTTCCACCATTAGTTCCTTACATTACATGGGCATCTGACGATATCAAATGGTATGGTGATAACGTCACTGTATTGAAGCAGATGGAGTATAATAATTGGGATAAAACGATTGAGAGACTTTATGAGGTGGTAGAAAATGAATATTGAAACTTATAGTTTATTTCCAACAAACATTGTAAGAACTGACTTCAAAGGTTTTATTACACCTGAGGATCATTTCACAATGATGCAAAGTGTAGACATGTTGATTGAGAATGGTGTCTATACTGATAATGAACTTACGCCAAAGTATCAGACATCAGTAATCCTATTTCATGATGATGCACCACCAATCTGGCAGAAGTTAAAGAAAACATTCTATCAGGCATGTTCTAATTATCTTCAAGCAACACCTGGTTTTACTGGTAATCAAGATGCACTTGAATTCACTGGTTCTGGTGCATGGTGTTATAAAGGATGGAAGGGACTTAATCAAACACAAACGAACCCATGGCATCATCATAACCCATCATTTCTTTCAGGTGTCTATTATCTAAAAGTCCCTGGTGATTGGTCTACGGGTGGTACAGAATTTCATGATCCAAGAACTGCACCAGCACAAGCAACACAAAATCAATGCATAGCACCACAGGAATATACTTGGATTATCTTTCCTGGTTGGTTATCGCATAAAAGCAATTATGTAGATACTGAGGATCCACGTTATGTAATTGCAGCAAATATGTATGTAAAGGTACGATGAAAAGAGCAATTTTTACTTTCTATAATTTTTCAATCGATCCAGAAGTAATTAGACTTCAACAAGAAGTCATTCAAAAATTCAATCACACAGCACAGTTTCTTCCACTATGTTCACAAACACGCGGGGAAGAAGTCATGCATCCACAAGCCGTTGACTATGGACTGAATGAACTATTCGTCAATCAGCAATGTGATACGGTTCTTCTGTTGGATGTTGATTGTATTCCAGTAAATCAATATGCACTGGAATATACATTTGATCAAGCAGAAAAAGGAAAGTTAGTGGGTAATGCACAAATTGGTGCTCATCTACAAAATCCAGAACACATGTATGTTGCTCCTTCTGCTTTTTGTTTAACTAGACAAATGTATGAAGACTTTGGTAGAATGACTGTGCAACCAGATCACATCAATGCTGATACCTGTGGATATTATACAATTGAAGCAGAAAAGCGTGGACTTGAAGTAGAATTCTATATGCCCACACACTTTCAACGTCGTCCAAGAAATACAGTTTGGGATTTAGGTCAAGGTCGTGGTGAATTTGGTATTGGTACAACGTATTCAAATCATCTTGGTGTGAATATGTTCTATCATCTATTTGAAAGTCGTTTGAATGTCTACAATTGCCTCTTCTATGATAAATGCGATGAACTACTGAAATGACTTATACTTACCTAGATGCTTGTGTAGAAAATCCAAGAACAGTTGATCTTGGAAATGATATGTATGCAATTGAATTCTGGAAACCAGAATTCTGCAAAGAACTGATTAACATCGCAGAAAGCATTGGTGGGTTTTCTAGTGTTCCTGGTGATCCTGTTTATGGTCAAGAACTACGTATTACACAAATCAGTGACTTGTTTTATAAGAACTATTGTGAACACTGGAAACGTGTAGTATCCCCATTTCTAGATGAAAAGTTTGGTCTTCCAAGTGAACAATGGTTTACTGGTTGGAAAGTTCCATTCATCATTAAGTATTCAATGGACAGTCAACGTTCATTAAGAATTCATGCTGATGATAGCTTGATTACTGGTACAATCAGATTGAATGATGAATACACTGGTGGTGAACTGATTTATCCACGTCAGAATTTTAGTAATAAAGATGTACCTGTGGGAACAATGATCATTGCCCCATCCATTGTGACGCATTTGCATTATAGTAGTGAACTTCAAAGTGGTATGAAGTATTCGTTTGTATCATGGACAAAACTAAATAAGAAAGATAACGGGATTAACTTCGCAGAAGTCTAATGGGAATAAGACAAAACACTTGGAACCTAGGTGGACATTATGACTTAACCAATAGTGGGCAGAATGCTTATGTTGGAAGTATTTTATTATTTGCTTGGGGTGGTAATGGACTTGGGCAATTAGGACAAAATGCTAGAGCATATCGTTCATCACCAGTTCAAATTCCAGGAACACAATGGAATACAATTTCTGCGACTTATTATATGACACTAGCGACAAAAACCGATGGAACTTTATGGACATGGGGTAGAAACCAATTTGGACAATTAGGACAAAATAATACAACATATCATTCATCACCAGTTCAAATTCCAGGAACACAATGGAGTTTGGCTACTGGAGGGGCTTTTCACACAGTGGCGACTAAAACAGATGAAACTTTATGGGCATGGGGATACAATCAATATGGTAATTTAGCACAAAACAACAAAGTAAATTATTCATCACCAAGACAAATTCCAGGAACACAGTGGTCTCGCATTGCTAGTAGTAATTATCAATCGCTATTAGCAACCAAGACTGATGGAACGTTGTGGTCATGGGGATATAATTATAATGGAGTGTTGGGACAAAATAATACGATAAATCGTTCGTCACCAGTACAAATTCCAGGAACACAATGGAATAAAGTTTCTGTTGGTAGATATCATATGCTAGCAACCAAAACTGATGGAACTTTATGGACATCGGGTCGTAATAATCGAGGACAATTAGGACAAAATGATAGAACATATCGTTCATCACCAATTCAAGTCCCAGGAACACAATGGAATTCGATTGCTAGTAGTAATTATCAGTCATTAACAACAAAAACTGATGGAACTTTATGGTCATGGGGATTTAATAGTAGTGGACAATTGGGACAAAACAATCAAACATATTATTCATCACCAGTACAAATTCCAGGAACACAATGGAATAATATTCAAGCTTATTATCTAACTAACATTGCCACAAAAACCGATAGTACGTTATGGGCATGGGGAGGTAACAGTTTTGGACAATTAGGACAAAATAATCTAACACAATATTCATCACCAGTACAAATTCCAGGGACATCATGGAATTCGATTGCTAGTGGTGCTTATCATTCATTAGCAATCCAACAACAATAATAAATACATCAAACAACATTCTTCATTATGCAACAACTTCATTACTGTCTGGGACTGCCCAGAACTTGCTCATCAGTGATCATGAACATCCTGAATGAGAACCCAAGATTTTTCACAACTGGTACTTGTCCATTACCTTATCTTGTAAGTGCTTGCAGAGACATTTCCACGCAAGTCAGCGAGTTCATTGCACTAGACAAAGACGTTCTTAACGATGCATATCTAAACTTTCTGCGACAAGGATTTCGTGGATGGTTTGAGACAATGACTGATAAACCAGTTGTTATATCCAAGTCAAGAGTATGGGCAGAATATCTAACCCATACTTTCGCACTTAATCCAAATTCAAAGTATCTGTATATTGTAAGAGATCTTAGGGACATTATTTGTTCTTTTGAGACACTACTGCATAAGTATCCCAATATCATCATTGGAGATACCCAGATGCCCTTCCAGCACAATACATTTGAGAAGCGAATGGAATTGTACTGTACGGATGGAATGGCGAACCTAGGGCGTCCTTTACACATGCTTCCACATGTTGTTGAAGTCGCACAAAAGCATCCAGATAACTTCTTCTTCCTGAGACACGAAGACTTCAACGAAAATCCAAGAGGAACATTCCAGCTGATTTATCAATGGTTAGGTGAAGAATATTTTGAACATGATTTTGAAAATATTCCTAAACCTGATTACTATGAGCACGATACTGTTTATCGTTCCATGGTAACGCACAAGACAGGAACAAAACTGAAAAAGTTAGAACCACGTTGGCCAAAGATGATGACGCCTGAACAGTCACAATTGGTCATTCAAAACAACCTAACATACTATCAACAGTTCTATCCTGAACTTGTATGAATTTTTTGAATTCTTATGAAACCATTGTGGAGAGTGCATACATCATCACCCTTCCAGGCAATGAAACATCAGAAAAACTTACACAGCAATGTGTTGCATCCTGTGAAGCAGTAGGACAACCCTACAAACTTTGGGAAGGATTTAATGGACGTTCTGGGGAAATACAAGTACCCAAGCACCTAGAAGGTCAAGCGTTCATTAACTTTTTACGTCTTCATAATCAATTGATGACGCCAACACAAATTGCTGTGTTTTACAGTCACTATTCACTGTGGTGTCTTTGTGTAGATATTGATCGTCCTATTGTAATTCTTGAACATGATGCAGTGATGGAAAAACCATATCTGTTTCATAAGTATTACAACAATATCGTTTACCTTGGTTCAAGTGAGCAGAAGTTTCAAGGAGCAGAAGTCATTTCCATTCCACCCCATGCAACAGATCATAATGGTATGTGGAGATTTATTTGTAGAGCACATGCTTATGCGATTGATCCAGCAGTTGCGAAGAATATGATTTCTTATGTAATTCAACAGGGAATTACTACAACACTAGACGTAATTCTTCGTGCTGATATTGTTCCAATTGTGCAAGAAGGTATCTATGCTTATGATCATAATCATGGTCTTTCAACAATTCATAAGGAGTGGATATGAATACACTTGATGTACAGAAAGTCAAGAAAGAACTTCCAGTTTTTACAACTATTCTTGAAGATCATGTTGAATTAAACAGATACTTAAAGCAGGTTATTATTGAGCATCGGCAGTTGCATCCAGAAACTAATGAAAGTAATGTTAAAGCCTGGCATTCTAGTTGGGTTACCCATAAAGAAAATCCAAAGTTTCAACCATTCATTGAATTAGTTTTAAGTGCTTGTTCTTTTGTGTCCAAAGGATATTTTGAACAAGACATGAAGTTTAAGTGCTTCAATATGTGGGCAATGCAGTATGAAAAGGGTGAATATGCAGTCAGGCATTCACATTATCCTTCTGACTTTGCATGTGCATATTATGTGGATGTAGAACCAGGATGTTCACCGATTGTCTTTGAGGGGGACTTGAAAGTTTATCCAAAAAATGGTATGCTGGTATTATTCCCAGCACTATTGCATCATGAAGTTCCACCAACTGATGCACGAAGAATGGTTATCTCTATGAATATTGATAAAGAATATGTCTAACTCAATAGAAAATCCAGTTATTATTGCACATGATGCACCGATCATTAATCCTTATGAAGGATTTGATTATACTCAATATCCTTTTGATATTGGTGCTTTCTGGGAATATTTTGGCGGAAGAGTTCCAACTAATACTTTTGAAGATTGTCATCCTGTTTTTGAACGTTTAATTGCAGAAATTAAACCACAATTAATTCTTGAAGTTGGAACTTATAAGGGTAAGAGTGCATTGCACATGGCTAATTTGACCAAGAAGTATCAAATACCTGCAAAAGTGGTTTGTATTGATACTTGGTTAGGTTCTGCTGAACATTATTTTTCTGAAGATTTGAAGCGACTAAATGGATATCCAACACTGTATTATCAGTTCCTTGCAAATGTAATACACACAAACAATCAAGACGTGATTGTGCCCATTCCACTGGATAGTTTCAGTGAGTATCGCATTCTAAAAGAGAATGGTACAAAGGCAGACATGATCTTTATTGATGCTGGACACTTTTATGAAAGCGTTGCGCTAGACATTAAATTGTACTGGGAACTACTGAAACCAGGTGGCGTCATGCTTGGTGATGACTATTGTGAAAAAACATGGCCTGATGTTGTTCGTGCTGTTCATGAGTTCTTTCCCAATGATCAGGTTTATGTTGATGATGGGAAGTGGTGGGTATATAAAAAAGTAGAACCCGTAAGTGTTCCAAATAAATCTTGGAGTTGGTGATGTTTAATCATATTCATTTGAAAAATCCTGGTGTTACAACCAGTACTTTACCACCACATGTCTTTCAAGAAGTCATGAAAGAAGTAAAGGAAGTTGAGCAGCGTGATGATGGTTATTTTAAAATGAACAATCAACTTGCAGGTCAAATCGCAAGGGAATATCAACTTCAAAAATCACAGGCAGTCATGAACCCATTTCTAGAAGAGATGGCGAGGGAATATGGTAAGCACTTTGACTATTATCCAAACTATGATTTCAAGGTTGAAAGTTTGTGGGTGAATTATCAGAAGAAGACAGAATACAATCCAATTCATAATCATGATGGGATGCTAAGTTTTGTCTGCTGGATGCAAATTCCCTATCGTCTTCAAGATGAATACAGTGTGCAGCACAGTCAGAATTCAAGTCTGAAAGCAGCATCTACATTTCAATTTGTCTATTCCAGTATTCTTGGAAACATCATCAATGAAAAATTAGAAATTGATCAAGACTGGGCAGGACGTATTGTAATGTTCCCAAGCAAACTTCTTCACACAGTTTATCCTTTCTTTACAAGTGATGACTATCGTATTTCAGTCGCAGGAAATATTTCATGAAGAAAATTATTCATGTTGTTAATATCAATAACTTCTTTCCAGAACTTTTTGCACTGACTTTTCCTACCATACAAGACTATGCACAAAGGAATGGTTATGAAATCAATCTGATTACACAAAGAAAGTTCCCTGATTTTCATATCAACTATGAAAAGATGCAAGTCTGGGAAGATGGAAAGGATGCTGATATTAATCTTCTTGTTGATGCAGATGTATTAATTCATCCTGGGTTTCCTGATGTGATGAATATTGTTCCACCACATCACATTGGATTTAATGATAATTATCATGCAAACACAAAGTTTCATACCAATCATTACTTTCTTCGTGATGGACGTAATGTGGGTATTGCATCTAACTTTGTGGTGTCTTATCGGTCAACACATGATGTCTGGGAACCACTAACAATCACTGCTGCACAAGGACGGCGAATTACTTTTGTGCGTGAAGGTGATATTGATGAATACTGTTTGTCTCATAACATGGCGAAGTATGGGTTACGATACACTGGAATTACATGGGAAGCCTGGCAGCGTGAGTTCCTTATACATACTGGAACAGGTGATAAAGCACTTGCATTACAAATGGCTCATGAAGCATTAGCAAAATGGACCCAATTGTAAACATAGATTTCTTTGCTGTTCTTGCAAAGAGAATCGCAAATCAAGATTATTCTAAACAATCAATCGAAGCAGGAATAGAAGTTCTTCAATTTGCAAGACAACTATTTCCAAGCAAAGAAGATCAGAGAAGATTTGACTGGGAAGTTGGACATTTGGCAATGCAAATATCTGATTTCAAACAACAACTTAAAATACTTCACAATGAGAGGAGATATTTTTTATGGGGAGCATATTGCTTAAAGTATAATAAACCATTATGGAATAATAATTTTAAGATAGGTGATACTATTCTTATGGTTGGAGAAGGTGGTATTGGAGATGAAATATTTGCAGCAAAGTTCTCATATAACTACAAAACTTTAGGTTTAAATGTTATCTTCGCAACTAATTATCATCCATCAAAGAATATACTTTCCAGAGTTCCAAGTATCGATAAAGTAATTCATATTGATGACATCCCCAATGAAATCTATGATTATTGGATTCCTGCTGGAGAAACTGCAATTGCACTAAACTTAGATCAGAAAGATATTCCCAATCATCAATATCTCTTTGCCTCTGAAGAATATTTAAAAAAATGGAAACAGATTATACCAGAAAGTAATAAGTTAAAAGTTGGTGTGAGGTGGTCTGGAAGTAAAACTTATGAAGTTGCTGCGAAAACAATCATACCATTTTCATTTTTTGATCAACTTACGTCTCTAGAGAATGTTGAATTTTACTCAATTCAAAGAGATGATGGAATTGAAGATATACTACCAGATACCAAAATCATTCCTCTTCATGATAAACTAGATACATGGGATGATACTCTTGCTGCTATTTCACAATTAGATGTTGTAATTAGTAGTTCTACATGTATTCCTATTATAACAGATGGTCTAAATAAAGAAACTTGGATAGTTGTACCTACTTTTTGTTATTGTTTATGGGTTGGTGATGAAACTTCAAGTCACTGGTTTGGAGATAACTTTAAAGTTTACAGACAATCAAAATTTGAAAGTTGGAAAGAACCATTTGAAAAAGTAAAGAATGATTTAAATGAACAATCAATTTAGAAAAAATCTAATCGTCGTTGATAACTTTTACGAAAATCCCGATGCAGTGCGTCAGTTTGCATTAGGCGTGGACTATGAACAAGGTGGTGGAAGGAATTGGCCAGGTCGTGATAGTATTGATGAACATGGTAAGGAAGATCTTATCAGAATGGTCAGTGAAATTGTAGGACAGAAACTGACTACAAAGTCGTGCAATAAATGTTCTTATTTTCGTAGGACCAAAGTAGGAGAACACGGAACCCAGGACATTCACTTTGATCCAAATCCAGGATTAGTCTGGGCAGGTATCATTTACTTAACACCAACATTTCATCCAACTGGTGGTACAAAGTTCTGGAAGCACAAGGAATTTGGATGGGAATTTGCACCAACACAAGAACAAGCAGCAAGATGTGGTGTACAATCACAACAAGATATGGTAAACTTCTTTAATACTGACGGTAAAGATCGCAATAAGTGGATTGAAACTGATAACATTTCATTCAAATACAATCGTCTTGTGATGTTTAATCCATTCATGTTTCATTCAAATGGTGAATGGTTTGGTACAGATGATCAGTCAGCAAGATTAGTTCAACTTCTATTTTTCCATGCAGCATAAAATCGCAATCTTTTATCATCTGTATCAGACAGATACTGCACAGTTCATCTATCAACAACAGATGCATCGTTTATATACATCTGGACTGGTTGATGCTGCTGAGTTTATTCATATTGGTATCAGTGGACAGCATGAATTGTTTTCTAAACCAAGAAATGCAAGAGTTCAATACAATGAATTCACTGGGGATGAAGGTGGAACAATGGTTTCCATGATGGAATTCATCAAAGAAAATCCTGACTATAAAGTCATGTTCTTTCATGGAAAAGGTGCAAGTAAAAATGATATGTACCATCCACAACTTCAAGCATGGCGATTGTTTATGGAATACTATGTGATTGATAAGTGGAAGCAATGTTTAGTGCATTTGGATGACTACAATTGCGTCGGTGTTAAGGTCAGGGAAAAACCATTACCCCATTTTAGTGGAAACTTCTGGTGGGCAAATGCAGACTATCTACAAACACTGGATCATGATATGTTGTTTACACGCGGATTTGAAAGTAAAGTAGACCGTGAACTATGGATTGGAACAGGAAACTTCAAACCAAAAGACTTACACCCAGTTGATATTAATTTAAGTATGCACGGAACGATTTATACCGAAGACAATTATCTATGATTAACACCTTTGATTATCCAAAACTACATGAAGAGTTTGTGAGTGCTAAACCATTCTCTCATGCAGTGATGGATAATTTTTTTGATGAAGAAACAGCACTCACATTAAGTCATGAGTTTCCTGATTATCAATCAAACATATGGCATGTTTATGATAATCCACTAGAGAAAAAGAAAACATGTAACTCCTGGAATCTATTTTCAAAAAATCTTTACACTACTTTCTGTTATCTAAATTCTCCTGAATTCATATCAAAACTTAAGAAGATCACTGGTATTAAAAAACTTTATCCTGATGTTGGATTGCATGGTGGTGGATTGCACATTCATGGATGTGGTGATAAACTGAACGTCCATCTTGATTACTCCATACACCCAAAACTTAAATTGCAAAGAAAACTTAATCTAATCATTTATCTTGGTGAAAACTGGAACCCAGAATGGGGTGGACAATTAGAACTTTGGTCTTCAGATAAAAAACAGTGCATCACATCTATTGATACTTTGTTTAATCGTGCAGTCATTTTTGATACAACACAGAATTCTTATCATGGATTACCCAATCCTCTGTCTTGTCCACAGGATTATTATCGTAAGAGTTTAGCAGTTTATTATCTAACTGATCCACCAAAAAATTGTCCAACACATTCAAAGGCAATTTACATTCCAACAGAAGAACAAAAAAACGATCCTAAAGTTCAAGAAATCATTCGCAAAAGAGCAAGTATGATGACTGCAAGTGAGGTTTATCGAACATGAAAGTATTTGTAAATGGTACTTTTGATGTACTTCATAGAGGTCATTTAGAACTTTTAAATTTTGCAAAATCATGTGGTGATTATTTGATCGTTGCAATTGACACTGATGATCGAGTCAAAGAAAAGAAGGGTTTAACACGACCAATATATACTCAAGATGAAAGAAAATTCTTCTTAAATATGTTAAAACCTGTAAATCAGGTTGAAATATTTTCAACTGATGAAGAACTAGAAGAATTGATAAAAGGTTTCAATCCTGATATAATGATTGTGGGTTCTGATTGGAAAGATAAACCAGTTATTGGTTCTCAGTATGCAAAGAGATTAATTTTTTTTGATAGAATAGATGACTACTCAACAACAAACATCATTCAAAGTATTATTAATTGGAGATAGTTGCACTGATAAGTATGTTTATGGTGAAGTAAAGAGACTTAATCCAGAGGCACCTGTCCCTATTTTGAATTATAAACGAACTGAAGTACGTGAAGGAATGTGCTGGAATGTTTATAATAATCTTTGTGCATTTGGTTTAGAAGTTTATATGTTAACAAATAAAGAAAAGATAGTAAAGACCAGATATATTGATGAAAAAACAAATCAACAGATTCTGAGACTGGATGAAGAAGTCAAAGTTGAATCAATGACTTATGATATTCCAAAAGAAAAGTATGATGCAATTGTAGTCAGTGATTATAATAAAGGATTTGTAACGTCAGATAAACTATTTCATATCGTTTATAATGCAAAATGTCCTGTTTTCATTGATAGTAAGAAAAGTAATCTACCAACATATAATTGCTACATCAAGATTAATGACCTTGAACATCAGAAACTCAAGGGTTCATACAACAATCTAATCATTACTCGTGGTGCCTCTGGAGCAGAATATGAGGGCGTCCTATATCCAGGTGAAAAAGTCAGCGTTTATGACGTTGTGGGGGCAGGAGACACTTTCTTAGCTGCCCTTACCTACGGATACCTAAAATATGGTAGAATAGAGAACGCAATCCCATTTGCAAATAAGGCATCAGCGATTGCTGTATCTCATCCAGGAACTTATGTACTAAACCAAAATGATGTTGAAAGTTTACGTAATTGATATTGACGGTACAATCTGCAATAAAGATTTGTGTCGCAATGATTGTGATTATCATACTAGTGTCCCCAAACTAGATCGAATTAAACAAATTAATTCTCTGTATGATCAAGGACACACAATCAAATACTTTACTGCGAGAGGAATGGGAAGACACAAAGACTCTAGAATTTTGGCGCATAAAGAGTTCTATGATCTAACTCATTTGCAATTAAAATCTTGGGGTTGTAAATTTCATGAACTTATTTTGGGTAAACCAAGTGGTGATATATACATTGATGATAAAGGTATGAATGCAGATGACTTCTTCAATTGATATTATTTCTAAAGGATGGGGATTTGAAAAAGTAATTTGTAATTCTCCGGAATATTGTGGTAAACTTTTATATTTTATTAAAGGTAAGAAGTGTTCATGGCATTATCACAAACTTAAAGACGAAACCTTTTATATTCAGTCAGGCAAAATTCTTTTGAAATATTATGATGAAGACGATATTGCCTTTGCACATGATATTATTCTGAATAAAGGAGATAGTTTTCACGTTTATCGTGGATTACGTCATCAAATGTTTGCTCTCGAAGACACGGAACTATTTGAGTTCTCTACGCAACATTTTGATGATGATAGTTATAGAGTCATAATTGGAGATACTCTTTAACTGATTTAAACTGATAATCAAACAAATTATTAGCACAGGTATAAGTTTGATATTTACCCACAAGATGGTCTGGAAATGGAATGTATTCTATTTCACCATCTTCTTTTTGTGCAATGAATTCAGCAACTTCTTGAAAACTAATTGGTTTACCAGTCCCCAAGTCATAAATTCCAGACGGTGCTTCATTATTCAAAACAATATTTACAATATCATCAACGCATATAAAATCGCGCAGAAACTTATCAGAACCTTCAAAAAGTTTTAGTTTACCAGTTTCTCTTATTTGTTTTGTAAATTTTGAAATTGGTGATGCTTGATCTTCCTTATGATCTTCTCCTATACCATATACATTAAAGTATCTAAATCCTTGAATAGAAGAAAACCTGTCTAGATTATCTTGCACAAAATAATCAATCTGCAACTTGGTGATTGCATAATAATTCAATGGATTAATTTGTCCATTTGTGTTTCCATAAACAGATGCAGATGATGCATACTTGACTGGAATTTGATATTGAATTGCACGTTCAAATAATTGCAAAGTGAACTCAACATTATGATGATGTAGAGTACGAATGTTGCGTTCTGTTGTTGATGAAATTGCTCCTTGATGAAGAATTAAAGAGACTTCATTCCAACGATCAAAGGAGGATAAGAATCTAAAGCAATCATCTTTTTCAACTTCAATGACTGGTTCTTGAAGACACGAAAGAAAGTTTTGTCCAATAAAACCTTTTGATCCAGTAAGAATTATCATTGTTTTTGATTAATTATAACAGCAATAAATAATAAAAGCAACTAGAAGTATAATAGTTATAATGTCTGTAACTAAAGCTCAACTCTTATCCCCAGTAGGAATTGTTACTGCATCAGGCGTAAATGTAAGCGGTACGATTACTGCTACTAGTTTTTCAGGTAGCGGTGCAAATTTAACTGGGGTTGGCGTTACAGCAGGGGCAAGTGTTAATACATCAGGTATTATTACAGCAGTTAGTTTTTCTGGTGATGGAAGTAATTTAAGTGGTATTGGTATTGGATCTACTGCAAATGTTGCTACAACAGGAATTATCACAGCATCAAAGTTTTCTGGAAGTGGTATCGGATTAACAAACATTGGTGGACCTATCGCAGGATTGGTTTATAGTCCACCCATTGGTGCTACGGGTATTGGTTCATTATCCAATATTTCAATTACATTCAGTAAACCAATTCAAGCAGGTGTTGGTACAATTACTTTAAGAACTGATAGTGCGACTGGTTCAATTATTGAAAGTTTTGATGTTGGAACAAGTTCCTCTATTAGTATTAGTGGAGCAAAACTGATTATTGACCCAACAAGTAATCTAGGTGCAGGTACAACGCATTATGTTGTAATTCCAGCAGGAGCACTGAAAGATACTTATGCTGGTATTTCAAGTAATGTAGGTATTACCAGTTATTATTTTAGAACACAACAAATTGATTATTCTTTATTTGCATGGGGGTATAATGTTCTTGGGGCATTAGGACAAAATGATACTACAACTCGTTCATCACCAATACAAATTCCAGGAACACAGTGGAATAAAGTTACTGATGGGTACTCAAGTTTACTAGCAACTAAAACAGATGGAACGTTGTGGGCATGTGGATACAATAATTTCGGTGAACTAGGTCAGAATGATCAAGTAAATTATTCATCACCAAGACAAATTCCAGGAACACAGTGGAGTTCTTTGGATGCAGATAATTATGTATTTTTAGCAACTAAAACAGATGGAACGTTGTGGGGATGTGGAAATAACGGTTATGCAGCATTAGGACAAAACAATCAAACATATTATTATTCATCACCAGTACAAATTCCAGGAACACAATGGAGATCTGTGCATGCTGGGGGTTTGCATACGCTAGCAACTAAAACTGATGGAACTTTATGGGCGTGGGGACATGCTCCCCAAGGACAACTAGGGCAAAATGATACAGTACCACGTTCATCACCAAGACAAATTCCAGGAACACAATGGAATACAGCTTCCGTTGGATATTATAGTTCAATAGCGACAAAAACCGATGGAACCTTGTGGGTTTGGGGCGATGCTTCTTATGGAGTTTTAGGACAAAATGATGTAGCAAATCGTTCATCACCAAGACAAATTCCAGGAACACAGTGGTCCGTAATTCAATCTGTATATCATGCTCAAGGATCAATGTTCGCAACTAAAACAGATGGAACGTTGTGGGCATGGGGATATAATTATCGGGCAATTCTTGGACAAAATGATATAACAGATCGTTCATCACCAAGACAAATTCCAGGAACACAGTGGAGATCTATAAGCAGCAGATATCGACATGTTGTAGCAACAAAAACTGATGGAACATTATGGTCATGGGGATCTAATGCTTTCGGTAAATTAGGATTGAATAATACAACATATTGCTCATCGCCGGTACAAATTCCAGGAACCACATGGAGTTCTATGGTTACAGCTGGTACTTTCAATTCATTCGCTATTAAAGAAACATCATCATAAATACCTAAAAAACGATAATGGCGTTAAACTTTCCTGATAGTCCTTCACTAAATGACTTATACACTGACCCAACAACAGGGTTTACATATCAGTGGAATGGTGAAGTATGGAAAAGTGCAGTATTATCAAATCCGGATTCAATCAAAGAACTTACAGATATTTCATCATCATTTAATGGTATAACAACATCATTTTCACTAGCAATATCAGGCAATTCAGTTACACCAACCAATGCACAACAACTAATTATTAATCTTGGTGGTGTAATTCAAAATGCAGGAAATGATTATACAGTTTCTGGTAGCACACTTTACTTCACAACACCACCATCATCAGGGCTTACATTCACTGGAATATTTGTTGGATCTGCATTAGCATTAAACACAGTATCATCTTATGCAGTAGAACCACAAGACTTAACAACAGGTGGTCCTTCATGGAATACTTCTGGTGATGTAAGAATTTCTGGTGTCGGTACAGTTTCTAATACTGGATCAGCAACCACAGCACTGTATGTTGCTGGTGGTGCTAGAATTACTGGTATTCTAACTGTTGGTTCATCAAGCGTCACAATCAATGGTGTTACTGATAGAATTAGTGTAGGAACTGGATTAACAATCAGTTCATCAGGTATCACTGCTGGTGTAATTACTGCGACAACATTCTATGGTGATGGTAGCAATCTAACAGGTGTTGGTGTTGGATCCACAGCAAACATCAATACAACTGGTATTATTACTGCATCATACTTCTATGGATCTGGTATTGGAATTACAAATGCAGGTCCATTAGGTAGAATTACACCAATTTCTTATTCACCTGCGATTGGTGCGACAAATCAAAGTCCTGATGTAAGTGTTGTAATTACTTTCAATAAACCACTGGTGGCTGCTGCCGGAACAATTACCATTAGAAGTGGAAGTGCATCAGGATCAATTGTTGAAAGTTTTGATGTTCAGACAAGCCCACTTTTAAGTATCAGTGGTGGTGTTCTTACAATTAATCCAACGGACTCAACAATTGGTACTGGAACAACTTATTTCGTTGTTGTACCTGAAAATGCATATAAAGATATTTTAGGTTCTTCTGGTAACGTAGGAATTACAACTTATAGTTTTACAACTGCAACACAATTCTTGCAGTTGTTTTCAACAGGTCAAAATCACACTGGACAATTGGGTCAAAATGATAGAACATATCGTTCATCACCAATACAAATTCCAGGTATTCAATGGTCTCGTATTTCTAGTGGTGCGGATTTTGGTTTTGGAATAAAAACAGATGGAACCTTATGGGCATGGGGCAATAATCAATCTTCTAGATTAGGACAAAATAGTACTACACAATATTCATCGCCAAGACAAATTCCTGGGACACAATGGAGTGAAGTTGGTGGCGCTTATAATATTGGAATAGCTAAAAAAACAGATAATACTTTATGGGTTTGGGGACAGAATAATAGAGGAAACTTAGGTCAAAATGATATAACTTATTATTCATCACCAAGACAAATTCCAGGAACACAGTGGAATACGTTTTCTTCATGCTATTTTACAATTTTTGCAACTAAAACAGATGGAACTTTATGGTCATGGGGAAGTAATCAGTACGGAGAATTAGGTATCAATCTTAGTGGTCAATATCGTTCATCACCAACACAAATTCCAGGAACACAATGGGGATCTTTGGGTGGGGGAGGATATCATATGTCGGCAACAAAAACTGACGGAACTTTATGGGCATGGGGTTATAATGGAAATGGAAATTTAGGTCTCAACGATACCGCAAATCGTTTATCACCTGTTCAAGTTCCAGGAACACAATGGAACAATACTGTATCTGTAAATTATGTGGGAATGTTCACTAGAAGTAATGGGACATTGTGGTCTTGTGGTTATAATAACTTTGGTGCATTAGGACAAAATGATAGAACACAATACTCATCACCAAGACAAATTCCAGGAACACAGTGGGATATATCATTAGTTGATGGTTCTTCAAGTGCATTCCATACAATAGCGAAAAAAACAGACGGAACATTATGGATGTGGGGTCAAGGTTCTACTGGACAATTAATACAAAACAGTCCAATAGATCTTTCATCGCCAGTTCAAGTTCCAGGAACACAGTGGACACGCGCAGCCACAGGGTATAGACATTCCTTCGTAATGAAATCAGTAACATAAATACCTAAAAAACGATAATGGCGATAAATTTTCCTGATAGTCCATCGTTAAATCAAATTTTCAATGATACAACATCTGGTTTTAGTTTCCAGTGGAATGGTGAAGTATGGAAAAGTTATGTAGATCCAACGATTGGTAATACAACCAAACTAGATGATATCAGTGCTTCATTTAATGGAAGCACACAAACCTTTGCACTTACAGTTAATGGAACTGCTGCAACTGCTGATTTAGATCCAGCAAAAATTCTACTTAGCTTAGGTGGTGTAGCACAAAACCCAGTAGAAGACTATACAATCAGTGGTACAAACATTACATTTACCACTGCACCTGCGAATGGTCTTACATTTTTCGCAGTTATTTTAGAAACAGGTATATCAAAAGACTATATTTCTTCTGGTATCATTGGTCCAACAGGTCTTTCAACTGGTGGATTTTCTTGGAACACTGGTGGTGATTTATACATCAGTGGTGTTGCGACAGTTGCAAATACAGGTACAGCAACAACAGCATTATATGTTTCAGGAAATGCTAGAATTGCTGGTATTCTGACTGTTGGTTCTTCAAGTATTACGTTTGATGGTACAAATAATAGAATTACTGGAACAGGTATTACAATTAGCAGTGGTGGTATTGTAGCAAGCGCAATCACTGCGACCAGTTATTCTGGTGATGGTGCAAATCTTACTGGTGCAGGATTAGGTCCAACAAGTAACATCAACACCACAGGTATCATCACTGCATCTAAATTCTCTGGTGATGCAACATACTTAACTGATATTGGTGGTGTAATTCAAGGTATTGTTTATAATCCTACTGTTGGTGCAACTGGTATTGCAGCCACAACAAACATTGATATTACATTTAACAAACCAATCAAAGCAGGTATTGGAACGATTACATTAAGAACTGATAGTGCATCAGGATCAATTGTTGAAAGTTATGATATTACTTCAAGTAATCGTCTTACAATCAGCGGTGCGAAGTTAACAATTGACCCCACTAGCAATTTAGGTGCAGGTACAACGCACTTTGTTGTAGTTCCTGCTGGTACAGTCAAAGACTTGTTTAATACTGGTAGCAATGCTGTAATTGATACTTATAGTTTCACGACACAATCTTTTACCCTGTTTAGTTTTGGAAGAAATCCCAATGGACAATTAGGACAAAATGATACAGTAAGACGTTCATCACCAACACAAATTCCAGGAACACAATGGAGTTATATAAACTCTGCAAACTATCATTCATTAGCAACAAAAACTGATGGAACTTTGTGGGCATGGGGATCTAATGCTTTCGGTAAATTAGGATTGAATAATACAACATATTGCTCATCGCCGGTACAAATTCCAGGAACATCATGGAGATTTATTTCTTCTGATTATAACACCACAATAGCAACTAAAACCGATGGAACTTTATGGGCATGGGGAAATAATGGTGCCGGAGAATTGGGACAATCTAATACATACAATCGTTCATCACCAATTCAAATTCCAGGAACACAGTGGGGAAATATATCTGCGACTGCAAGTGATACATTTGCAACTAAAACCGATGGAACATTATGGTCATGGGGATATAATAGTTATGGTCAGTTGGGACAAAATGATAGAGTAAATCGTTCATCACCAATACAAATTCCAGGAACACAGTGGAATAATATACAAACAGGATTCTATTCTACATTTGCAACTAAAACCGATGGAACTTTATGGGCATGGGGATATAATCATAGAGGACAACTGGGACAAAATAATACAACATATCGTTCATCACCAGTACAAATTCCAGGAACATCGTGGAATTCTATAGGTGGTTTTCTTCAACATTTTTTAGCAACAAAAACCGATGGAACATTATGGTCATGGGGATATAATAATGCCGGAAGATTGGGACAAAATGATACAGTATTTCGTTCATCACCAGTTCAAGTTCCAGGCACACAATGGAGTTCTATAAGTGCTGGTGGTCAACATTCACTAGCTACTAAAACTGATGGAACTTTATGGGCATGGGGTAGAAATTATTTTGGAGAACTTGGAGCAAATACCTCTGGTTCAGCAGCATATCGTTCATCACCAATACAAATTCCAGGAACATCTTGGAGTTCTGTTTCTGCTGGTTATCAAAGTTCATCAGCAATCAAATCACAATAAATACCTAAAAAACCATGAGCCAGTCTAATGCACAACTTGTAGCACCAGTTGGAATATTCACTGCATCAGGTATCAATGCATCTGGTGTTGTAACTGCTACTAGTTTTTCTGGTGATGGTTCACAATTACAAGGTGTTGGTGTAGGAACCACAGGAAGTATCAATTCATCTGGTATTGTTACTGCATCTGCTTTTTATGGTAATGGTGCTAATCTAACTGGTATTACACTGATTGGCCCAACAGATAATTATACAACAACAGGTATCATCACTGCTGGTTCTTTTTATGGTGATGGTATTGGTATCACAAATATTGGTGGTCCTTTAAGTCCAATCATTTATTCACCTGGTATTGGTGTAACAAACATAAGTAATGATACGAATATTGTTATCACATTCAACAAACCAATCGCAGCGGCAGCAGCAACAACAGGTATTTCAACAATTACTTTAAGAAGCGGTAGTGCATCAGGAACGATTGTTGAAAGTTATGATATTGCGAATGTTGCTGCTGGATCTAGCGTAAGTATTAGTGGTGCTGTTCTTACAATTAATCCAACGGACTCAGTAATCAGTGCTGGAACAACTTTTTATGTTGTTATACCTGCTGGAACATTACAAGACACAATTGATACAAGCGATAATACTGGAATTACAACTTATAGTTTTACAACTGCGGCACAGTATTTGCAGTTGTTTGGGTGGGGAAATAATCAATATGCTGAATTGGGTCTTAATGATGTAATATTACGTTCATCACCAACACAAATTCCAGGAACACAGTGGAATTCTGTAAATGGTGGTAATGAACATTCATTAGCAACAAAAACTGATGGAACCTTATGGTCATGGGGTTATAACCGTGGAACTTTAGGTATAAATGACGTTATACCACGTTCATCACCGGTACAAGTTCCAGGCACACAATGGAGTTCTATAAGTGCTGGTAGTCATTTATTTGCAACTAAAACTGATGGAACACTGTGGACATGGGGTGGTAATTTACTTGGACAGTTAGGACAAAATAACAGAGTAGATTATTCATCACCAACACAAATTCCAGGAACACAATGGAATTTTATAAATGCTGCACTTGGTATTTCACTAGCAACAAAAACTGATGGAACTTTATGGGTATGGGGAGGAAATGGAAATGGACAATTAGGATTAAATAATAGAATAGGTCGCTCATCACCAACACAAATTCCAGGAACCCAATGGAATAAAATTGCTGGTTCTAATACACTTGCAGTAGCAACCAAAACTGATGGAACACTATGGGCATGGGGTCGCAATTATCAGGGACAATTAGGACAAAATAATACAACATATCGTTCATCACCAACACAAATTCCAGGAACATCATGGAATTCTGTAAGTGCTGATAGTGTTACTACATTAGCAACCAAAACTGATGGAACTTTATGGTCATGGGGTTATAATTATCTGGGAAATCTAGGACAAAATAATACAGTACAATATTCATCACCAAGACAAATTCCAGGAACACAATGGAATGCTATTAATTATGAAAACGGGATTAGTTTTGCAACAAAAACTGATGGAACTATGTGGGCTTGGGGTCGAAATACTTATGGACAATTGGGATTAAATAATACAATAGGTCGCTCATCACCAACACAAGTTCCAGGGACACAGTGGACATCTTCAATTTCTTCGGGCAATCATTCCTCATTTGCTATCAAAACAGTAACATAAATACCTAAAAAACAATGAGCCAGTCCAAAGCACAACTTACTAATCCATTAGGTCCTGTAAATTTAAGTGGTTTAAGTGCGACTGGGGTTGTAACTGCTACAACTTTCATTGGTAATGGTTCTGGTTTAACTGGAATTGCACTTACAGGAAACATCAATACAACAGGCATCATTACTGCATCTGCATTTTATGGTAGCGGTGCAAATTTAAGTGGAGCAGGATTAGGACCAACAAGTAATATCAATACATCAGGTATCATCACAGCAGGAAAGTTTTATGGTGATGGAAGTTTATTAACAGATATTGGTGGAGCATTTACACCATTAACTTATAGTCCTGGTATTGGTCAAACAAATGTAGGTGTATCATCAAACATCACCATTACATTTAATAAACCAATTAAAGTTGGAACTGGTACAATTACTTTAAGAACTGGAAGTGCATCAGGAACGATTGTTGAAAGTTTTGATGTTACTTCTAGTAGTAGACTTTCAATAAATGCAGGTGTTTTAACGATTAGTCCAACAAATTCACTTGCAGGGTTAACTACACATTATGTTGTGTTACCAGCAGGAACAATTAAAGATACTTATAATATTGATAGTAATACTTTAATTGATACTTATAGTTTTACCACACAGATATCTAATGTTCTCTTTGTTTGGGGGAATAATCTTTATGGAGACCTTGGACAAAATAATACAACACAATATTCATCTCCCGTTCAAATACCAGGAACGCAATGGAGTTCATTTTCTGCCCGCCATGTTACATTAGCAACAAAAACTGATGGAACCTTATGGTCATGGGGATATGGACAACAAGGTCAATTAGGACAAAATAATCTAACACAATATTCATCACCAGTACAAATTCCAGGAACACAATGGAATAAAATTAATGCAGAAGGTTATATAAATTCACTAGCAACAAAAACTGACGGAACTTTGTGGGCATGGGGATATAATATTGAAGGACAACTGGGACAAAATAATCGAGCGAATTATTCGTCACCACGACAAATTCCAGGCACACAGTGGAGTTCCATAAGTTGCGGTGGTCATACATTAGCGACCAAAACTGATGGAACCTTATGGTCATGGGGTTATAATTATGCCGGAAGATTGGGACAAAATGATACAGTAAGACGTTCATCACCAACACAAATTCCAGGCACACAATGGAGTTCTATAAGTGCTGGTGGTCAACATTCACTAGCTACTAAAACTGATGGAACTTTATGGGCATGGGGAAGTAATCATTTAGGTTACTTGGGACAAAATAATACAACATATTATTCATCACCAAGACAAATTCCAGGAACGCAGTGGAGTTCGGTTTCTGCTACTTATGGTGGAGGAAATCAGTCTGTTGCAACAAAAACTGATGGAACATTGTGGGCATGGGGTTACAATGGATATGGAACATTGGGACAAAATGATACTACAACTCGTTCATCACCAATACAAATTCCAGGAACACAATGGAATCTAATAGAAGGAGGTAATAACTTACTTCTCGCAACCAAAACTGATGGAACACTATGGATATGGGGATATGGACGTGAAGGAGCATTAGGACAAAATACTACAATAAACCTTTCATCACCAACACAAGTTCCAGGAACACAATGGAATTTCGTGAATGCTGGTGGTACCTACATTTCAGGTGGAATCAGATCATAAATATCTAAAAAACGATAATGGCGATAAATTTTCCTGATAGTCCATCGTTAAATCAAATTTTCACAGATGCTACATCTGGTTTTACCTATCAGTGGAACGGAACTGTTTGGATCAACTATAACTATACTGCACCAGCAAAGATCTTAGAACTTGATGATATCAAAAGTTCTTTCAATGGTTCAACACAAACCTTTGCGCTTACAGTATCAGGTTCTGCTGCTACACCAGTCAAAGCAGATCAGTTAATTATCAACATTGGTGGTATTACACAAAATCCAGGAACTGACTTTACTGTATCAGGAAGTAATATTACATTCACAACAGCACCAACAACAGGTCTTGACTTTTATGGTGTTCTGTTAGGTGGTTCAACAAGCTTATCAGCAGTATCATCAAATACAGTAAGACCGGATTCATTTACAACTGGTGGACCAACATGGAATTCATCAGGTGATCTAAAAGTATCTGGTGTTACAACGATTGCAAACACTGGATCTGCAAGTACAGCACTGTATGTTTCAGGAAATGCTAGGATCACTGGAATTGTAACAGTTGGATCATCAAGTATTACGATTGATGGTGCAAATAATTCAATTCAAGTTGGAACTGGTGCAACATTAAATGCATCAGGTATTACTGTTGGTATCATTACTGGTACATTCTATGGTAGTGGTGCAGGACTTGCGAATGTTGGTCTCGGAACACAAGGAAGTTTGAATACAACAGGTGTCATTACTGCGACAAGTTTCTATGGTGATGGTTCTGGTCTTACAAATCTTGGTGGTCCTTTACAACCACTGACGTATTCACCTAGTATTGGGCAAACAAATATTTCTGATGTACCAACAATCGTTGTTACATTCAACAAACCACTGAAAATTAATACAGGATCAATTACAATCAGAAGTGGAAGTGCATCAGGTACAATCATTGAAAGTTTTGATGTAACATCCAGTTCTGCATTAAGTATTAATGGTGGTGCTTTGACGATCACACCAACAGTTGCTTTAGGTGCTGGTACAACACATTTTGTTGTATTCCCTGCGGCAGCATATAAAGATACTTTTGAAAGTTCTTCAAGTGTTGGTATTACAACTTATAGCTTTGTAACTGCGACACAGTATTTGCAGTTGTTTGCATGGGGTTCTAATTCTAACGGAACATTAGGACAAAATAATATAACAAATCGTTCGTCACCAATACAAATTCCAGGTGTTCAGTGGGCACAAATTGATAGTTACTACCACACAGCAGCAACAAAAACTGATGGTACATTGTGGGTATGGGGATCTAATGGTAACGGTAAATTAGGATTGAATGATAGTGGAACAATAACTGCACGTTCATCACCAGTACAAATTCCAGGAACATCATGGAATTCTATTAGTCTTGGATATGCTCATTCATTAGCAACAAAAACTGATGGAACTTTATGGGCATGGGGATATAACGGATTGGGGGGATTAGGGTTAAATGATGTAGCCAATCGTTCATCACCAAGACAAATTCCAGGAACACAATGGGAAAATTTGGCTGGTGGCTTATATGAGACCCTTGCAACCAAAACTGATGGAACTTTATGGTCATGGGGTTATAATGCCCAAGGACAATTGGGACTTAATATTAATAACAATTATTTTTCATCACCAGTTCAAGTTCCAGGAACACAATGGAGTAGACCATATAGTGGATATACGTTTAGTGGAGCACTAAAAACTGATGGAACTTTATGGACATGGGGAAGAAATCAAAGGGGAAATCTAGGACAAAATAATACAGTACAATATTCATCACCAAGACAAATACCAGGAACACAATGGAGTGCAGCTTCATTCGGTTATTATCATATTTTAGCAACAAAAACTGATAATACTTTATGGGCATGGGGCAGTGAAGGAGATGGTTCTATCGGACAAAATGATAATGTGGTTTATTCATCACCAAGACAAATCCCAGGAACCCAATGGTCATTGACCCAAAATCGTGGTGGTGGATATTTTAGTTTAGCACTTAAAACTGATGGAACTTTATGGGCAGTGGGTGGAAGAAATGGAAGTGGTCATTTAGGTCAAAACGACGATATACGTCGTTCATCACCAACACAAATTCCAGGAACACAGTGGTCTTCATCATCACAAGCATATGCAATTGGATATGCAATCAAATCAGTATAACATAAATACTTAAAAAACAACAATGAGCGTACCTGCGGTCAATATTGTAATTGAAAAGGGAACTGATTTTGAAGCAATTTATAATGTAACAAACAATGATAGTTCTGTTTATTCATTAACCAATCAAACAGCAACTGCAAAAATTCGTAAGCATCCCACTGCATCATCTGTTAAATCATTTCAAACATCAATTACAGTCGCAACTGGTGAAATTAAAATCTCTATGGGTTCTACGGTAACCGCAGAACTTACAGCAGGACGCAATTATTATGATGTAATCTTAACTCATTCAGCAACTGGTAAAGTTGTAAAAATCTTTGAAGGAACAGCAATGGTTCACGATACGGTGTCTGTATGACTTACAAAGTATCAGTTTCAACCAATAGTTATTCTGTAAAACAGAAAGCAGCAGCAAACTTTAAAGTATCTGCAATTTTAGGTTCAGGAGCATCAGAAGTGGCTAACCTATCAGACTTATCAGACGTTGATGTATCTGGTCTTCAAGATAACTATGTGTTAATTTATAATGCAGCAGCAGGTAAATTTGTAGCAGAAAATCCAGATAATGTGCTTTCTAATGCGGTTACTGGTGGATTACCAAACACCATTATAAATGAACTAGATACTGCGCTTGATGATAAAATTGATTTGGATGGTGGTGCCTTTTAAAATAAATAAATAGTAAAAATAGTGTAAGAAAAGATGGCTGCTCCTGTATTACAGTTTAAGAGAGGTCTTCTTGCTAATCTCCCTGGTTTAAGGGCTGGTGAACCTGGATTTACAACCGATAGTTACGACCTTTATGTTGGTATTGATAGTACCACATCAAATAATAAGTTCTTTGGTTCACATAGATATTGGACGAAAAATACTGCATCTACAGGTAGTGGTGTAAACTTTGTAGAGGGTACAACTAACGGTACTGATTTCATTACCTTAAAGGCACCTGATAGTCTTTCAGGTATTACAACCTTTACACTTCCTGGTGCTGATGGTACGGCAAACCAAGCAATTGTAACCAACGGTTCTGGAA